GCTGCTGTAGCGCAACGTAATCACAGCACGCGCCGAACCAAATTTGTACTCAACTTTTAGCGTCACGTCGATGACGCCATACCAATCATCGTGGTGCTGCCAGTTGATGGACTCAAAAGGTGCGAGGTTGCTAACCATCTCACGGAAGGCTTGTTTGCTGCGAGGGGTTTTAATGGAAGTTGACATTGCGTTCTCCAATCTAAGCAGGCAGCAGGGGAAGCCGCTTGCTTATGTCGACAACTATAGCAAGCTAGCGTGCTACTTGTCAACACTTTATGTTAAAAATGTGTTGACACACTATCTATTCAACAAAAACCCCGTACAGGACGGGGTTAATCAATATCTGTTGAGGTTATTTTTTACATCTGTGACCATCGAATTAAATCAACTAGAATAGCAATGCCTAGGACTAAGCCGCTTAAAAAGAACTTAGCACCTGCAATCCAATCCTTAGACGGGTCTTTCTTGGTCGATAGTAGAAGCCACCAACTACTTGCAAACCACGCGCCAAGGGGAATAGCGGGTGACGTGAATAGGCTCCAAACGCCATTAAATGCCATGCCTGCAAGTTCAATGCCGGCAGCGGTGTCAACTTGAATCATACTTTCTCCAATCTTTAACACCATTAAAAACAGCACCCGCTAAGAGTGCTGTGATGTTACCCATGCTTTGCTGCGCCTGACCGTACCTCGCCATGCCAGATCATGCCCCGCCCAACATCGCCTCGCCATACCATATCCAACCCTGAAAGAAAAATAACTCAAACAGTTAAATAGTACCCGCGCTGTTACACGCGGGTTGTGTTATCCATGCCTTGCCAGACCAGACCTAATTGCATCCGACCTTACCCGACCCAAGCGTGACTCGCCAAATCAAACCTGACCCAACCCTGAAAGTGTTACCTAGTCAGTCAAAAGCTGAGGTGTGAACCGTCCGTACCTTGGACGCCAATCGCACAAACCAACCTGTGTGCCTGCAGCGTCTGCAATCTCAAGCACTTGGCTTTCATTCAACAAAGAATCTTCATAGGTCACAGGCACAATCAACTGCCATTCATGCGCAATAAAGCGTGTGCGCATAACTTTGGAGCGTTGTACGTTCACGCCTACTGTAAAGCGGTTTTCATCGCGTTCCCAAAGTTCTTTCAGTGGTAAATCATCACCATCAAACTCAAGGCGTGCGTGCTCGAAAACGAACAGCCCCGCTTGTGCTTGCTTGCCTAGTCGAAACTTCTTAGCGCCTGCAAGCAGCGCCGCCGTCACAACCATGTCAGGGATAACAACCTGACTAGCTTTGTTAGTGTACAAACTGCCAAGCCACTCAAGCCGCGCCAATTCTTCAAAGTCAGACTCGGTTTTGTTGCGCTTGGAGCTAATCTTTTTCATTTCTTTTGCCCACTTGTTTGTGGGGTCTGCGAGTTGTCCGTTGTGAAGCAAGATGGGCGCTTCACTTGTCAATTTGAACGTCAAAGTTTTGTGCATATTCATGTCCTTTCGGTTTTGGGGTGCTACCGAGATTGCTTTCAGTCACAAACGTTTTTTGTCTGCGCTTGTCCTGAAATTGTGGAATTGAAGCCTTGATACCACCCGATTCAAACGTGGCACGCTTGTGATAGCGCCGCTCACGAATTGACGTAGTAATAGCGAAATGACAGTCTTTGCACAGCGTGATTAAATCTTCTAACGGTTCATTACCAAGGGCGCTATAGGTCTTGTGATGCACCTCTAAACGCTCTGTGGCTAAACACGTTTGGCACTGATGGTTATCACGCTCGAGCACTGCTTGACGCTTACGACGCCATGACTCGGATGCAATATATGCTTCATACCGATTAGACATGTTGTTAAGTTTTTAGGGGTAGAATAGCCATGCTGGGAAACCAATCCTTTCCTAGAGTGCTTGGGGAGTGCCATCCCGTGAAGCACCTTTACTATACCTTGTTTTGTCGCTACTAGCAAGATACAAGTGCAGTTGTAATAAAAAAAGAGGCTACCTAAGCAACCCCTTTATCCATACCGAACCATTACCAACCGCATTTTACCAGTCCCAACCTGACCTAGCCTTACACTGCCTAGCCGAACCTTGATAACATTGTTATACCATGCCTCAACTAAAACCACGCAATACCCAAGCTGAAAAATGCCCAACAGGGTCTTTGTAGGCGGGTGCGCCGTCGTCACCCTCGAGCCTCATGCTTGTCATGGCTTTTTTGAGTGTGCCATCTTGCAACTGGTCGAACACCTCTTGGTCTGCTACTTGTTTGCCCGCATCAACATACAAGTCTCTATCAGCACCTTTAAGTGATGCAATCCAGTCGTGAAATTTTGGTTCATCCCATTCAACAACGCCTTCACTGTATTGCTGAAAAAGATACCAGTACCTCAGGTATTGCACATCTTCATCTTCACGCGGGTCAGGATAGGCTAAAAAATACCAAGGATAATCCTTATCAGCGCCGCCTTTCCCCCTGTCTGACGGCTTAACGCCCTTTTGTGGATGTATTGTTTGCGTTTTATTGGGTGCACTTAGTGGTGCACGTGTTTGTGTTTGTGGTTGTGTATGGTTGCGCGTACGATTGCTTGTGCTACTACCTGTGGCGCTTCCTGTAGCGTTATTCGTGCTACTACCCGTAAAGCTACCCGTGCTTTGATGTGTGCTTGCATGGCTACGCACGCTGCTATCATTGCGCTGTTTTGGCTTGGAGTTCGATGATGTCTTGTTGCTGCTACCTTGCCATGTGTCATTCTTTTGCGATGTAGACGACTGCCCAAAGAACCCTGCAAACGGATTAAAAGACGGTGCTGGTTCAGGGTTTTCGCCTACCTCAACAGTGCGAAAAAAATCATCGGTAGACCGTTGGTAAGGATTTTCTAACCCGCGCGTTTCGGGGTCAATGTATTCATAATCGGCGTCCACGGTGTCAGGATCACTTTCAAACCATGCCGATGTGTAACGTTCAATTTCTTCAGAGGTTGTGTCATCCTCATACGGCTCAATTTCATTACTAGTGCTGCCACCCCAACCCCAACTAGACCGCTTGACGGGTAACTGACTTTCATCCGGCTGCAAAAACGAAAATGGCACGTCAACGACACTAGGCTCTTCGTATTCCACAAGGCTGCCACCCCAACCCCAACCGTTTTGCTGTGGTTCAGGCTCGGGTTGCAGCGCATAATTATCGTAGTCGTCATCAACTTCATATTCAGCAACGTCATAAGCGGGTTCAGGTTCGACATACGACCAATCAGCATCAACAATCTCAGGCTCATCAAACGCGCTTGTATCGTCCGTTTCTGCCAACTCGTTACTTGGTTGCCATTTCTCCATATCCCACGCCATTATCGCCTCATAGCAGGCTGACGTTGCGCTTGCGCCGCCTTGACCATCTGCTCTGCTTGTTGACGTTTAATAAGGCGTACACGTTTGGCGTTTTTGTCGTCAAGCCAGTCAATAATCTTGGTAGCAGCAAACGCCGCAACTGCCACAATGATAATGGTGAGTGTGGCGGTTTTTGGACGAATACGCGCAAACCAGTAGAACCCCCAACCGACCCACAGCACTGCCGCTGTTAAGGCTGCATACATCCTGACGGTGGCACGCCGTGCGCTTATCAATACGGGTGTTTTTTCGGGCTGTTCGGCTTCTTCAACTTCCTTGATAGCTGCTTTGAGGCTTGGAATTTTAGTGATAGCGTGTGCCCGTACCTCTGCCTTGGCTCGAGCAATATCTTTAGCCTTACCGCCTGCGATGTGTACGGGCTGATCGTCATCATCAATCGTGAGTAGTAGCCACTTACCGTTCGGGCTGATTTCGATGAAGTGCGGACGCGGTACGTTGTGCGAAATGATGCCGCGTGTGAATCCATTGGACGCGTTGTCCTGCCATGTCACGATGTCGGTGTTTTTGGCTTGTTTTTTGGGCATTTTAGCTGGATACCTCCCCTCATATCTGAGGTGGTCATAGTGGTCATTTTGCGTCTAAGGCGCGGTTTTAGTGGCTATATTGGTGGTTTTAGGGTGTAGCCAGTGAGCCACTCTTAGTGGTTACAGGTGACTTGCCAATAGCCGCTTGATAGCCACCTATAAAGCCATTGTTACGAAGCTGTTTTAAGACTTTTTTAGCCTGACTACGTGAGTTGCAGATATTGGCATCTAACAGGTCTTTAGTCGAAACATAATCAAGACGCTGAATGAGAATCTTGGCTTTGTCAACATCGGGTAAATCCTCGGGAATCGACACCACATCTGCCGCGCCTTCTAACTGCCAATCACCCGCGTCATGCTTGCTGGCAGTCTTGATAACTGCCGCTAACGCATCATCACTCAAATACGGTGCTTGAAAGCGTATAGGAGAGGGGGAAACGGAGTCACGTAACAGCCCGTCACCTTGTCCTAATAGCCCAGCCGCACTGCCGTCATTCATGACTACTTCGCTATCGTAGTGATTAAGCACGCGAAAGCAGATGCGCCACGGCAAGTTACCTTTCAAGCGAGTAGACAAAACCTTTGTATCAGGTCGTTGGGTGGCAACAATCATGTGAATACCTGCTGCTCTTGCCGCCTGCAAAAGCGGGTAAAGGCTGACTTCAAAAGGTTTTTTGATTTTGGGATCGTCCATAATTAAAGCAAGCTCATCGACTACGCACAAGATGCGCGGTATCTGCTCACCTTTATAGCCTGTAAAATCTCTTGCGCCACTTTTGGCAAACATCTTGTAACGCCTGTGCATTTCGTTGACTAGTATCTCTAATGCTGTAGGCATATCGTCAAGTTTAGGTACGTGTTGAAACACATGTGGAACGGATGCGAACGGCAATAAGTCGGTCTGTTTGGGATCAAGTAACATCACGCGCACATCCTGTGGGGTCTTGTACTTGAACAACCACGCCAAAGCCGCGCTAACAGCATTCGACTTACCCGCGCCCGTTGTACCAGCAACTAATAAGTGAGGCATATCAGCAACATCTCTTATCAGTACTTTGCCGTCGTTTTGAATCCCCATGAGCCAAGGAATAGCCGCATCGATTTTAGGCACGTTCAACGCTTCAAAATCCACCCTTTGCCGCCGCTCACGTGGTAGCTCCAAACCATAGAAGCCATCAGGCAACCACGCACCGCGAATAGCGCCTAATCCTAAACGCCCCGCAATCTCAGGTAGCTTGCGGTTTAAGGCGTCAATTTCAACATCAGGCGGTACGAATGTTGGGTAAATGTCGATTGATGGCGCACTTCTGGGAGGCATAACGCCACACAAAAAACCTTTGTCATGGAGGCGTAACTCTAACTGTCTTCGGGTGCTAGTCATTGCACGAACCTCAAAACGACAGCGCCAACAGCCAACAAAAGCAATTCGACTTTTAACTGTGAGTGCATGCGTTGGTTGGCACAGTTAGGCCACAGACGAAACACCGCCCAGCCAATCAGCACAAGGCTATAGATACGATTAGGGACGTATTCAGGGGCGGGGTTCAGTATTCTTTCAGGGTGAAACTGGACAACTTGACCGCTTGCGAGTGTAGCCATGACGTACAACTGGCTAATCATCTTGCCTCCCAAAGCGTGAATGTCCCGCCGTCACCTTGACGTGATAGTGTGGCAATCTTGCGCGCTTTTAGCCCGTCGGCAAGGTACTTGCGCTGGTTGCGATTGAAAAACGTGTACGCCGTTATATCTGCTAAGTCAGCTTGTCCGTTATCAAGGTTGCGTATCACCTCGAGCCAAAATGCCCACCGTGCAGGGTCAGCTTGCAGCCATTGGCGCTGTTCGCTGTTGAGATACGGTTGCTCGAGGTGATCTAGCAGTCGGTCGAGAGTTTGCTCGAGCGAGACCGCGTAATTTACCAACCTATTACTCTTGCCATGCTTCTTCTGCAAAGAACGCGCTTTCGTAGCCCGCTTCGGATACTGCCCAAGCATCATTTATCTCCCTTCTAAAAAAACGAACGCCACCAATCGCCATACCCCAAAATGCACTTGCTAGTACTGCCCAAACGAAATAACGCAACGACAATGCGGACTGGCTCATTTGCGACGTGAGCAATACTGTGATAGACGCAAAAACGATGGCTAACACAATCACTGCGGCGTTAAGTGCCTGCCCCAATAAGCGCACTATGCCGATAATCATCAAAACGGCTGCTATCAGTAGTAAAAGTGTCACGTTATCCTTCAAATGGGTCAATGTGCCCATTGAGCACACCCCGAACTAGCGCGTTAATGACTACCGTCATATTCACGGTTTCTTTGCGCTCCGTGTCCGCTAGCAAGCACCACTTCTTAAACGCATAAAAATCCTTTGCGTCCATATCCACTGTGAGCCTGCGCGTTTCAGGTTTTGTTGAGTCTTGCTTTTGCTCATTTGATGGTGTTGTACTTTCAACTTCACTAGAAATGTGAGTCTCAGTCTGAAATTTTTTTGCACCCTGCTTGGCGCGGCGTAAGTTCTCGAGGGGGTCAGGCAATGCGCTGCACCTCACTCGCGATAGCATCGAAAGCCTGCCGGACTGCTAGCAAGCCACTATCGGTTTGGGCATGATCTGCCGTCATGCCACGCTTCGACAAGTCGGCCAGTGTGGGGTTGAAGGGTAAGTACGATTCAAGGGTATTGCGGTGGTGGCGGGCAAACTCATCTTGGAAGGCGGCTAGTTTGCTGTGGTTGTCAACTGCCGTAAATAGCGCGTACACAGGTGCGTTATTGTCGCGTACAAAGTCACTGTCCATCACATCCAAACAGCCCTCGATAGAAACGTAATCAAGTTTGGTGGGAACGATAATCACGTCGCTGATGCCATCACTAAGTGCGGCGGCTTTATCCAGGGGTAGCCCGCCCTCGGTATCAATGAGAATGAAATCGTACGTGTTAAGCGCTTCACCGATGTCATCTAAGTCGTTGGTGACTTCAAAGGGTAGGGGAGAGCCTGCTTGTTTGCCACGGTTGACGATACGACTGGCTGAGCGGTTTCCTGCGCTTTCGTCGTAGTCAAACACCTTGCTACGGGGGAGGCGACTTGCAAGGTGTAGTGCGAGGGTCGTTTTTGATTGCCCACGCTCGAAACTCATAAACGTGACAACCTTGCCTGTTTGCGTTTTTGTTGCCATATTGTCTCCAATCTATATAAGCACTTGCTTATATGAGTGCCAATATAGCAAACGTGCGCTATCATCGTTGTGATTGTGGGAATTAAGCAGGCAATTTTACAAGCTGTTGACGACAGGCGTCATGCTTTAGGAATGAAGCAGGGTGATATAAGCGACGTGCTAGGACGCACACAGCCGTTTATTAGTCAGGTGTTAGCAGGTGAGCACTCACACATTGCAGGCGATGATTTAGACGCTATAGCGCGTCTTTTTTCTTGTCAGTTAGTTGTGGTTGTTGAGGGGTCGGGTGAGGGTGTGAGTTTGCTCGAGCACCTACCTGAAACATCCGAACTGATCCCCTATGTGTGGCAGCGGATTTTGCGGTTACTCGAGCTTGACATCATCGTGCAAACAATAGCCCCTAGACAGGGCTAAACCATTTTCGCGACGCCGGGAATATGGTCACGTTTGAACGGAAACACGTTGCACAGCCCGAATGCCTGCTAGCGTCAAGTGGTAATAGCGGCGGCGTCCTTTCTGATCAGGTTGTGGTTCATCGGTTTCCCATTCGCCAGCAACGAATCCATCGCGCTCGAGCTTGTACAGTATCGGATATAACGTGCCTGGCCATATTTTTGCAGCTTGCCCGACTTCATAGCCAAACAATGGCGCGTTTGGTGCATCCAATGCTTGCAGAATGCGCATCTCTTTTTTAGACAGTTTACGACGCACTTCGCACCACGCTCACCACAATCAAATCATTCAATTCCACCTCACAACCTAGTTCTTCAAATGCGTCCAGCAGGGTTGCCAGTGTCTCGAGGTCAACTCGCAAGGGCGGATGGTTGATAAGGCGGTATATTGCCGTGCGCGACAGACGCTTGCCTGTTGCCTGTGCCAATCGGTATGCAGTCACGTCACATTTATCCAGCACTTTTTGTAGTTGAAACGATGCTTGCCTCATGGTGTCAGTATAGCATACTAGCTTGACATATACCATGCTAGCGTGCTATAGTTACAAATGTAAGCGAGAGAGTTCCCCTCTCCCTCGCACAGATTGGAGACCACATGCTTACTGGTACCTACCGCGAAATTCGCAACAACCACTTGCGTGCAATCCACGCGATGCAACGCCAACTCGGATTAGGCGATACCGCTTACCGAGACCGCCTCGAGCGTCTTACAGGCTTACGTTCTTGTGCCGATATGGACATTGAGCAGCTCGAGTGCGTTAGTAGCGACTTTGATAACGAACTCAATCCGCCCGCCGAACCTACCGAGCTTGACAGCCTTGTAGAAGCTTATCGCTTGACACAAGACAACCTTGAGCGTCTTGCCGAATTTAGCAATAAAGTTGACGGCACGGCTGTTAAAGAAATTGCCGAGCGTGGCTATCGCAACGCACTCAAAGAAAGTGACTTTATCGCCCACGAAATCGCCCGTCTTGTCAGCGAAGGGGCGCGTTAAGCGCTCCTTTTTGGAGGTTATGGTGAAAGAATCTGTAGTGGCAATTCTCAAGTCCAACGAAGGCAGTTTTGTAAACATCAACGCGATTCAAGGTGAGTTGTTGGATGCGGGTTATAAAGTGGGGTTGCTCGAGCTATTCCAATGCCTCGCTGACCTCGAGCAAGAACATCGCGCCTTTAACCTCGGTAAAGGGCGCTACACCTACGTTACGCCTGTTGCGGTGGTGTCGGAAGCTGAGTACAAGCAGCAGCTCGAGGCGATAAAATGACACGTATCAAGGTAGGTGACACCATTCAGGTCGGCTCAAAAGTTGGCAAGGTCGTTAGCGTTGAAGGTCGTGGTCAAGTATTGCTGGTTGCGTGGCGGAACTCACCTAACAGCTACGTGACCCACAAGAGTGTCAAAGTTGTGAAAGCGGGGGTAACGACTATGTAATACCACACCACCAAACACACATGAATTTCTCGAGCCTTCTACCTTCTGGGTAGGAGGTTTTTCTATGCCGCTTTTTGGGCGGATACCGCTGCCTGATAGCGTGGCTTGCGGATGTCAGAAGTATCTTTGCTAATGATGCCATCTCGAGCCATTCGATTGGCGGTATTTTTGATAGATTCGCGTGTACTATCAATGTGGGTATTCAGGTCATCTAGGGTCATAGGGTGTTGTGCTACGAGTTGCATTATCTGTTCGCCAATCGTGGGTTGGCTACCAACATCTTTCCACCATTGGGCATAGTGGCCTACCCAGTGCTCGAGTGATTTTTGTTCAGCGTACATAATCAATTGCTTTGTCTCGGGTCGTCGATATTTTCGCAATTCAAAGTGGCGGCGTAACCAGCGAATAGCTGTGTTGACATCGGCATTATAAATCTGTGCTGTGTCAACAACGGCATACCAGTGAGGTAACGGGAAATTGTTGTACTCGAGCCGTACCTGTTCTACATCGGCTGGATGAAAGTAGCGCGTGTACCCTACGCGGACCGCCCGAAACGCTTTTTGCCTCGCAAGTCTATCCACGGTACATGTTGAACAACCAATGACATCAGCCGTACGTGCAGTATTCAGCCATCCGCTAGGTCGTTTAGTTACCCTCTTGATGTGAGGTAACTCGGTTAATGTGATGTATTTTTGGGCATTTTCTACACTGATAGCGCGGTATTTGCCAATTCTTTTGGTGCGAATACCGTAACGACCCAACTCTCGATACAGGCCACCACCGCGTAAGCCTAGCGAACGGCTAAACTCGGCAACGGTCATGTAACCATCTGGTAGGTTGCGTCCGGCTCGGTATGCAGGATTGGGAGTGATTGTGGGCATAGTTCATTACACGTCGCGATGCGCGGTCATGTCAGTGTCACAAAAAAACCCCCCTCGAGCTGGTTGAGGTCTCGAGGGGGGTTGCACAAGGCGCGTGCAAAATCAGAATAACGCCTACGCCGCCCGTTTCGCTGTGTCACCCCCTTTGGGTAAGGGCATGGCGGTCACAACAGACGTGCGTTTACTCATAGTCCCATCAGGTTTCTGCATGTGTCCAACCTCAATAAGGCATTGCCGCCCCGTCAAATCGACACCGTTTACAAGGATGCCAACGGGAACACGCTGTTTTGCGCCCGTGTCAATCTCATCCCATGTGGGCAAATCACGTAAGCCGTCGGCGCTGTCGTACTGTTCAGGCAAGACGTATTCGACATCCAAGGTTTTGCCGACAGCCTTAGGGTCAAATCGCTCACCATACAAGGCGCTAAAGCGGTTGTAGAGTTTCGACTTGCTACCAGCCATGCGGGGCAAGCCAGCATCGTCGGTGGGGATGGTGATGAAGCTGTCGTAGTGGGTTTTGCCGCCGAGGTCAAGCTCGAGCGTCAGATTCAATTCAAGCTCGCCTGTGTTGTAATTCGGACTAAGAAACATGTTTGTGCCTGTCAGCGTGGCGTGATACATGCCGTGCTCGAGTTCAACGTTTTGCGTCGTACCTGAAATCATGCTGCGACCTCCATTTCTAAAGCATCGAGTTCGTCCATTTGTGCAGCCAAAAGGCTTGCATAATCAACAGATGAGCGTTCAAAATTCCGGCTTACAGGTTCGGGGTCAGGGTAGACGGGCGGGTCAAGTTGACCCTGTTCGCATACCTTGGCAGCATCTCGCAGCGACTGAGTTGGAAATCTGCTATTGTGCATAAACGAAGTCCTTTCGGGACAGAATTTCAGGTAAGGGGCGCGAGTTGCTGGCAGGCATAACGCCCCTTCTCTGATGTCTTTATTATACGGTATAGCCGTATAAATTGCAAGCAAAAAGCACGTCTAGGAGCGTGAAAATGGCGGATTTTAATGAACGAAATTTAGCGGCTGCAATACGTCGGGCAATGCTCGAGCAAGGCTTAACTCAGCAAGACTTGGCAGATACTTTAGAGGTGCGACAACCCACTATTTCAGATATTTTGAACGGCAGGCAGGGCATCTTGACGCCAACAGCAAGAAGGTTGCTCGAGCGCCTCAACCTCAAAGTGATAGTAGTAAAACGTGACTAATTTCGCCCCAACCTTTCCCAATCTTGACATCACAGACACCTACTCTTGACCCCGTTCAAAATTAGTTCATGCTTTGTAAATCACACATCATGTCTGTGAATGTGCTACATTATTTTTACTGTGGGACGTTTGCACCCGCATGATGTCTACTATTCCCAAAAAAACTAAACATAAATCCCTGCGCTGTCCTCATTGTCATGGCACAAAATTTGAGGTCACGGTGCAGACTTATTTTCTTGAAGAGGTTGGTGATGTGCTATCGCTCGAGGATTCGCCCGAACCCCTCACCTTACGCCGTCGCAAATGCAACACGTGCGGCTTCATCGGCTTCACCGCAGAGGACTGGTTAGCGCCGCAGGTTGCCAAAAAGATTTTCAAACTGCCCTAAGCGTCGTTAATGGCCTGCGTGGGCGTACCCTCTACGGGGGTATTCCGCCGCGCAGTTCCTACAATCCAAAATACTCCGAGCGTCCTAAGGCTAGGGCGCTTAAATTTTTGATTGCTGGCGTTGAATACATGCTAACGGATGCCAATCTCATGTTGATTATTTCTGCCAAGCAACGTGACCCCTATTTTGCTAAAGCCATTGAAAAAGAAACCCTCAGTCTTGGCGATGTCAGTTTGTCGATGGATACCGCTAATTGGCTCTTTGAGCAACTCGCGCCACTAGCAACACATACCTGTGACATTCGTCTCTGACGGTAAACACCCTACTAAATAGACACGATATACCCCTATGTCGCAACCGTGTATGAAAGGAGGTGCGCTATGGCAGCAAGAACCTATGACTGGCAAAAGTGGCGTCAGATTTACATCACCGGTACTGATGACGTGACCTTTAAGAGTATTTCTGAAATGGACGGCGCACCCAAGTTCAACACAATCCGGCAACGGGCGGCTGAAGAAAATTGGACAGGGCAACGCAGTCAATATCAGTTACAAGTCCAAAAACAGACCATTGAACACACCGCCATCGCTGAAGCAGAAGTAAGGGCGCGGCATATTGAGATTGCACGGGAACTGCAAGACAAAGCACTCGAGCGACTGCACTCTCTCAACGTCAGTGAACTCAACGCTCGAGACACCTTGCAATACCTGCGCGATGCTACCGACATTGAACGCAAAGCCATGGGCATGAGTGATGAACACAACGTGCATTTACGCGGTGCGACGTGGCATTTAGAGAATCTCGATAAGCACCAGTTGATTGAATTTAGGAATCTCCTCAAGAAAGTCGTGCCGTCCGATGATTCCTGAGATTACGAAGCTCGAGCCAACCTCGCTTTTCAATGCTGTAGAAATCAGCCTGTTTAAGCGCAGCCTTTACGAGTACGTCAAAGGTGCATGGGAATATGCAGGCGGCGGGAATGTGTTTCAAGATAACTGGCACATCGAAGTGATTTGTGATCACCTCGAGGCGGTTGTTAAAGGCGACATCCGCGACCTCATTATCAACATCCCACCCCGCCACACGAAGTCACTACTAACGAGCGTGATGTTTCCAACATGGGTATGGACAACAGAGCCAGAAACCCGTTTTTTGACGGCGTCACACGCTTTAACGTTAGCCATGCGTGATGCTTTGGCCTCGAGGAGGCTTATTCAATCTCCTTGGTACCAACAGCACTTTGGCGATGTTTTTAGGCTCAGTGGCGACCAGAACACCAAAGGGCGCTATGACAATGACCACTACGGTCACCGCTTGGCAACATCGGTGAATAGCTCCACCATCGGTGAAGGTGGCGACATTCTTATTTTGGATGACCCACACAACCCGATTGACGTGAGCAGTGACACCCAGCGCAGCAAAGACCTCGAGTGGATTCGCCAAACATGGTTGCAACGTAAAAACGACCCCGCTACCACCCGCACCATTCTGATTATGCAGCGCCTTCACGAGGACGATGCCACAGGGCACTTACTCTCAGAGGTAGGCGGCTTTGAGCATTTGATGCTACCGACTGAGTTCGACCCCAAACGCCGCTGCCAAACTAGCATTGGCTTTTCTGACCCGCGTCAAACGCATGGTGAGCTTTTGTGGCCTACCCGCTACGACGAAACCGAAACCACCAAGAAAAAGCGCACACTAGGCTCATACGGCTTCGCTGCCCAACAGCAACAAAACCCCGCTCCCGCTGAAGGTGGCATGCTGAAAAAGCACATGTGGCGCTATTGGTGCTATCCCGGACAAAAATTACCCGCCGTCACGTTGCGGGTTGATGATAAAGATATTGAGATTTTTGCAGAAGAATTACCGACAGAATTTGAACGAACCATTCACACGTGGGATATGGCGTTTGGTAAGAGTGCCGATAGCGACTTCGTAGCGGGCATGAAGATTGGCGTGGTTGGCGCAAATCGCTACGTCACGGAAATTACCAATGACCGGATGGACATTAACGAGACGCTTGTAGCGGTCAGTCAATGGAGCGACGGTGAAGATACCGTTGCCAAATTCATTGAAAAAGCTGCCAATGGCCCCGCTGTAGTGAGTCTACTAAAAGATAAAATCCCTGGCTTGATTTTAGTAACCCCTCAAGAGGTTGGCGGGTCAAAGATTGCTAGGGTCAACGCTATTGTGCCAGCAGTGGAAGCGGGCAATGTGTACCTGCCGCATCCACACATCTCCGCAAAGACAGACGATTTTGTTCTGCAAGCGGCGCAATTTCCGAACGGTGCGCATGATGACATGGTCGATGCGCTGACGTTGGGGCTGATTAAACTGTCAGGGCGGCGTAAGCGGCGTAAAGCGCGGATTCGGCAGGTGGATTTATGAACCTTGTTACACGCGCTCGCCTAAGCCTTGCCAACATTATCGCGCCAAAATCCCAACGCGCCAAGATTCCGCACTTGACGGCGCTCGAGCCGTGGCGAAATGGTTTACAAAACTACTACAACTGGGACTTGGAGCGGGCAGTCAGAGACGGCTATCAAGCCAACCCGATTGTGTTTCGCTGTGTCAGTAAAAAAGCCACCGCCGCTAGCAGCGCACCCCTCAAGGTATACCGCAAGCAACGTGATGGCCGCTTGGTAGAAAATCCCAAAAGCCCTTTGCAAGCGCTACTTGACCGCCCAAACCCCTTTCACACGCAAAAAACGCTGCGCTGGTACATGTCATCACACTTGTCACTAGCAGGCAATAGCTTGCTGTATAAGGTGCGCGACGGTAACGGGCAAATCATGGAACTGTGGAACGTGCAACCCACCAAAGTGCGCGTTGTACCTGACCAAGAGAGTTACATTCTTGGTTACAAAGTGGACTTCATGCCAGGTATGTTGCGCCCTGAAGATTTGATTCACGATCAACTGCCTAATCCTGTTGACCCTTATTGGGGGCTTGGTGAATTGCAGGCGTTGGCGCAAGCTGTGGATACCGACACCTACGCGCAACAGTTTCAATTAAATTCTTTGGAAAATCGCGGTGTCGTGAGTGGCGTTCTGTCGATGAACGCGCCCATGGACGAAGATGAATGGGATAAAGCCGAAGACCTTGTGCAACAGTATTTCATCGGCACCCAAAACGCTCGCAAGCTGATTGTGCTTGACACCACCGCCAACTACAGCCCCATCAGTCAAAACAGCGTTGAACTCGACCTGATCAACTCCCGCAATTTTGGCTTCCGGCAAATCTGCATGGGGTTTGACATTGACCCAATTTTGGTTGGCTTCGGCGAGCGAGCAACCTACAACAATATGCGCTGGGCGCGTTATGCCTGGTGGGTTGATTCTGTCATGCCGTGGATTGATGACATGGTGGAGCAACTCAACAAAGACTTGACGCCCGAATTCCACGATGACCATGTCATCGCAGCTGACTACTCGGCAGTTGAGGCGCTAAACGCTACCCTTGCTGAGCGTGCCAAAATTGCCCAGACGCTTATCGCTACAGGATTTAGCCCTGAAGAAGTCAGCCTTAAGTTGCACCTCAATTTGACCCATACCGGCATGCTCAAAACGGTGCAAGCTGCGCCCAACGTGACTGATAATCAAGACGATAATAATGAAGACAACACAAGAGCCATCCAAAGGCGCGAAGTGCGTAGGGCATGGCGCGAACTGCAAACGGACAAGCGCGAACGCTACGAAGACCGTTTTTTCAATGTGGTCAAAAAACTGTTTACCGATGAAGCTAAACAGGTGCGCGAAGCCTTTGACCGTGATGGTAGACAGGCCGCCTTGAATCAAGCTCGAGCCAACGCAGAAATGTGGAAAGCCGCGTTTGAGGGTGCTTACAAAACTGTTTTTGATGATTTTGGACTTTCAGGCTATCGCGTCATCCAACAACGTGATGCCACACGGCTTAGCCAAGATGCTGCTGATTTGATTGAATCCATTGCAGGGGTGCAAGTCGGGCATATCAATGAGACGACACTCGAGCACCTCCAACGCTATTTCGTCCAAGCCTTTGAAGCTGCCTTACCCGTTGATGACATTGCCACAGGGATAGAACGCCTTTACAACCTCTGGCAAGAAGGTGACGTTGATACCAGCCGCGCTTACCGCATTGCCCGAACTGAAATCGGCATCGTTAGCAACACCGCTACTGACTACGGGGTCAGACGAGCGGCCAGCGAAAATAACTTAAGCGTGCGCAAAACGTGGCTTAGCGCAGGCGATAGCCGCGTTCGTGATTCGCACAGCGCCTTAAACGGCGAAACAAGGGCAATGGACGAACGCTTTTCTAATGGTCTGTTGCATCCTTGCGAATTCGGAGCGCCTGCCAAGGAGGTGGTTCACTGCCGATGTGTCCTTGGCTATGAAATTCAGTAGGCAACCAACTCACACCCATTCACCTCGCTACGGCGGGGTTTTTTATTGGAGGTAGACAGTGCCAGCCACATTAAAACCGCCGCAAGCGTTTAGGCAGCTCAACATTCAAAATCTCGAGGTAGACACAGACGCTACCGAAGAGGGCTTTTTTGAGGGCTATGCAACCGTTTGGGGCAACATCAACTTTTACGAAGAACGCATCCTTAAAGGGTCGTTTATCGACTCCATTCGTGACCAACAAGGCAAGTTTCCTGTGCTTGACAATCACGACAGTGACAAAGAAATTGGCCACACGACACAGGTTTTTGAGACTGAATACGGCCTCAAAGTCAAAGGCAAGTTGTACCTTGATAGTTCCAAAAATGCCCGTGAGGTATGGGGCAAAATCAAAGAACGCAAAACCCTTGGCAACCCGCAAGGTATGTCGATTGGGTTTTGGATTAAAGAAAGCCAATATGACGATGAGGGCATCCGCGAGGTGACGCGGGCAGACCTTTGGGAAGTCAGTATGGTGACGTTCCCAGCCAACCCTCTTGCTAGGGTGCTTTCGCGTCAAGGTGGCATGCGTAAACTTGCCGTTCCTGGGGACTTGGAACAGCCGCAAACCTACAGCTCAGTGTTTTTGCAACTTGGTGAGCGTGCTGCTGAGCAAGTCATCAAACTGCTTGATGAGCTTCCCGAAGAAGTGGTGTTTTTGCGCGAAGAACAGCCGCACATCACCGTTTTGTACGGCATTCACTCAGATAACGCCGAGGATATTGCGCCGCTACTCGAGCAAACCGCGCCATTCAAACTACACATTGGTGGCTATGGCGTCTTTGAACATCCCGACTACGACGTGCTTTATCTGCGCGTACAGGACGAATCGGGTGTGCTCAGTGAACTTAACGCCACACTAGCCAACAACCTTGCCCACACCACGTTTTACGACGGCTATCATCCGCACGTCACGCTGGCTTACCTCGCCAAAGGTAAAGGCAGCATGTACGCCGAGAGCTTGCCGCGCATGAGTATGCACAACCTCGAGTTTGACAAGGTGATGTTCTCTACGCCAAATGACGCTGTGAGCGAACTGATCTTGATTGAACAGCCTACTGAAACCGTCACGGTGACGCCTGTGGCAAGTGAACCTGTTGAAACCGTCCCTGAAACCGATGAAACCAATCAGCTCGAGGCAAAAATCTCCATGCTCGAGCAGCGCATGACCGAAATCCTAACCATGCCACCTCAGGTAAGGGCTGGCAAAACCATCTCGAAACAGACGCAAGAGATGTTAAGCAGCGCACTTAAAGAGCTTACTGAAGCAAGGGCGTGCGAAAAGCGGGCGATGGACATTCTCGGTGAACTTCTTGGCATGGATGAAAACGCTGCCGATGAAGACGCCGAAGAAATGGCGATGGATGACGAATCCGAAAGCGCCGCTGATGAACAGGACTACGGCAACGACAAAGAAGACCGTAGTGCCGACCCGCTTGATGACATCCTTGCCAACCTGCAACGGGAGGGGGTCGCTGACTACTTGAAGACCAACTAACACTGTCCGCCCAACAACCTAAAAACCCTTTTAGCCGCCTTTACGGGCGGATTTTTTATGGAGGCTATTATGGCTACCGCTGCACCCAATGCAGACAAAATGCAAAAACTGAGCGCCGACCTCAGAGCGTTCATTGACCGTAAAAACGAAGAGTTTGCGCAGTTTGGCACCGACCTTGCTACAACTCGAGAAACGCTTGATCAAATCAATAGTCAAATTGACAAGCTCGAGGCAGAAAACCAACGGCGTTTTCAAGAGCTAGAAGTACGTAAAAACCGCCCTGATGTGACGCGTAACTTTACGGGACGCCAACTCAACGCGCCAACCGAAAAACAACTGGCCTTCCGTAGCTTTACCCGTCATGGCTACAGCGAAATGAAGCCTGAAGAGCAACGCGCTTTGACTACCGCTGTTGATAGTAAAGGCGGCGTCCTTGCTCCCACCGAAACCGTCAATGAAATTATGACGGAGGCACGTAAGACGACATTTTTCTTTCAAAATGCTCGAGTCTTTGAAACCAGTCGTACCGACCTTGAAGTGCCGACCTTTGAAGACCCTGGTGAGTTGGACTGGAAAACTGGCGACAAAGCCAAGGACGCAACGGAGAGCTACGCTACGTTCGGTAAAAACGTACTACGTCCTACTGCGCCTTCGCGCATCATCAAAGTTAAACGCGATCTCCTAAGCGACAGTGAATTCAATGTCGAGTCGTTCCTAGTCGAACAACAAGGGCGTCAGTTTGGTTACATCGCCGACAAAGCTTTTATTCAAGGCTCTGGAGCCGATGAGCCCTTGGGTTTGCTCACCGCTAACCTAAACACTTACCCCGCCACACCGGGTAGCGGTGAAGTATTTAGTGCTGATGACATTGCCGGTGCGCCTTATCAAGTGCATGCTGGCTACCGCACCGCAACCGCTGGCTACATCATGAGCCGTTCTGCGGTACGCCGCGCACGTTTGCTCAAAACCAATGATGGTCAGTTCTTGTGGCAACCCTCGCTGGCGTTGGGTCAGCCCCCTACACTTAACGGGTTTAACCTCTGGGAATCGGAATTCTTCCCCGATTACACCTTGAGCGGCAATGCCAACGACCCACTGTTTGTTTTTGGTGACTTGAATTACTACGCTATTGCCCTACGGACCATTATTGAGGTCATTCGTATGGACGAAAAATACCTCGACGAACGCGCTGTCGGCTTCTTCTTCGACATGCGTGCTGATGGTAGCCCCGTGCAAAAATCCGCGTTTGCCCGTTTTGGCCGCGCTTCTTAATCTCTGAAAGGGAGTGAATGATGAAAGATTTCTCGAGCAACTCTAATGCCGTTGAAGCTATTGGACAAAGCGTTCGCACTGCCTCGGTAACGGGTAGCAGTGTGGAGCGGGGCGCGTTTCATGGCCTTGCTTTCCTTGTTACGGTTGTCGCCTATACCGATGGTGACCATGTGATTAGCCTCGAGCACAGTGACGATGGCAGCACTTGGACAGCCGTTGACACCACGCTTACCAATAACATCCCAGCTACCATTGACGCGGCGGGTTTTGTTGGTTGCCACCTTTTTGATTACCTCGGTGATAAGTCATTTATTCGCCCCGTCATCACCTCATCGGGTACGACAAGTGGTGCGAATATCGGCGTGCATGCCCTTCGCGTTGCTGGGCGCTTTGCTGGCGCAAACGCTTTGGCTGAGTAATGTCCAAAGTTGAGATGGTCGTCGACCACTCACTAACGGTTCGCGGTAATCGTCAGACGTGGGTAGCGGGTTACACCTACTCCTGTGACGATGACATCGCCCGCGAACTTATTAGCTTAGGCGTGGCTAAAGCAGTAGGGACACCCCCCGCTAAGCCTACGCCCGAGCCTGAGCCTGTTAGTGAGTCAAAGCCGCAGCCAACACCGGAGGGCTTGCCTGAAGACATGCCTTACCGGGACGCCCTACTTGAAGACGGATTTGACTCTGTAGATGCTATCAACAATGCTACTGACGATGAGCTTTTGGCGGTCATTGGTATTGGCGGCAAAGCGCTCGAGAAAATCCGTGCTTACCTTGCTGAATAGGAGGCAACATGGCAATCAAAAAGCGCATCTACATGTTAAAAGATGCCTCCGAAACAGTCGGAATCTACACGCGAAACTTGCCCGCCAAAACGTGGCAAAGCGTCGAAGAATCCCAAGCGAACACGCTGATTGAATCGGGGCTGGCACGCGATTCTGAAGATGTACGCGAAGTAGGCAAAGGCCGCAACCGCCGCAAGACAACCGCTGTGCCGTCGCCTCGTGAGGTAGACACGCCGGAAACGGATGATGCCGATGCTGACGTACCTAGTCAAGAGTGAGGCGCTAGCCAGAGTTCAGCGTCGTGCCCAAGCCGCCTACAATGCCGATGATGCGTCTGACATGCTTGATTTGACGGTTGGCACTAAAACGCTCGAGGACACCACCACCGAAACCCACTACCGCCCTGATTACGTGGCCGCCAAGTTGCTCGAGATGAACAGCCAACACCTCGTTGAGGCTGAAGGTACGGAATTTACTGACCGTGCCATCAGCGTGCAAGCACTGTTAGATTGGCAAAAAGCCTATGACACTTTTCATGAGCTGACCATTCCTAAGCAGTTTCAGGCATACAGTAAGGGCATTCTTAACGCTTTCAAGGCTAAACAATCCACCAAGACACCCCTTGTGGGCGGTCACTTGTCGGCTAGACAGGATTACTGATGCCCTCGGCACTTGCTGGGGCATTTCGCAATACGCTTGCTACCTACAGTACGAGCAGTAGCCCCGTTCGTGTTGACAGCACAGGTATGCCCGTTATTACCGATGCAAGCGATACTGTCACCATCATGCTGCAGCCATCGGGTCGGCAAATGAAGCTACCTGAAAACGCCAAGTATGACGGGGTAACTGAAAATGTCAAGGTGCGCATGCTTGACCCTGTTACGCTGCCTAGCATTCTCAAAACAGGCTCTGAGTTGATTGTTGATGACGCCATTTTGGTGCTGCTCGCCCCTACAAGCAGTGCGCTCGAGGTCGTAACTAACGTCTTGGGGCAAAAGCTAGCGGGCTATCTCATCAAAAACGCTTACACAACAGCACTCACTTTGCAGACAGTCACTAGCGTCAATCAACCTGGTATTGGCATTTCACAGTCATGGGCGGATGTTGGCAATGTCTACGCGTTTATGCGGGCGCTCGATGCTGATGGACAAGGGCGCTACCAACAAGCTGGCTTTTCGCAAGTCAGTTTTGAAATTAGCATCCGCAGTGATGTGGAGCTCGAGTACGGCAAGTTTCGCTTCACGCTAGGCAGTCGCATTTTGCGTCCTGTTGCACCACCTTTTAATCCCGACAATCGCGGGGCGGTACGGGTGGTAGCAGTTAGCGAGGAAACGCCGTGAGTGAACGCATTTTTGTTGTTAGTCATGCGGGTGCAGCCAAGCGCACTGTTGAGCGTAAAGCAGCCGTCGCCCTTTATGCCGCCGCCCAACAAGGTTTAACGAAGCTCAAGCAAAACTTGGCAGGCTCGCGTTCCGGTAAACACTATCGCGTCCCGGGTACGAACACCTTTTACACAGCGTCCGCTCCTGGAGAAATGCCCGCAGTTCGCACAGGTGACTTGCGCTTTAGTTACACGCTGTCACCTGATAATCCGTCTGGAATTAAACGCCAAGTGCATATTGGTAGCCCCCTCGAGAAAGCTGTTTGGCTCGAGAAAGGCACATCCAAAATGGCCGCTAGACCGCACCTTCGCAAGACGCTCGAGCAAGAACAGGCTGCCCTCATTCAAACCATCAAACGCCACATGCAACGTTAGGAGGTGTTGTGGATAGTCAACTGAAATTCCTCTCCGAAATTCACAGCGCCTTAGCTGCAGATAGTGATGTGTTAGCTGCCCTTGGTACGTCTCAAGGGGTCACGGCTGACATGCGTATCTTTCCGTTTATTGCCACTGTAGATGCCCCCATGCCCTATCTTGTCTATGCAGTGCGCGACAGTTCTGGCGTTAACGAACAAGGTTTTAAAGAAGGTGTGCTGATTGTTGACGTCTGGGATTTTAGCAGTACGTTTGCAAACGTTCATGCCCTTCGTGATGCAGTGACGCGGTTGCTCGAGCACACGGTGTTTACCGACGGTGACACCTCAACGGTATTGGGACATATCTACAGCAGCCGCTCAGAAGTGATTCCAACGGACGCTGAAAACGTCTTGCGGCAAGAGCTTCGCTTTGAGGCGCGTTACCGTCAACTGGCTGAAGTGGCAGATTACGTATGAAGCATTCGTTTGAAACAAACTTTTTTCGCACTTCTGACCCTGTGGGCTTAGAAGCCTTTGCCAAACGCAACGGCTACCGCGTGATTACCCATGCGCACAACGCCAACATCAAGCAGGTCGCGGGGCACATGGCAAGTGGGCATCATCCTAAGGCGCTTGCTAGTGACCTTGCTAAGTTCTCAAAGGACACCGTGACGATTATCGTCAAGCCAGAATACGCCGCGTCGTTGTCGCAGCCCACCAAAGACTTTATCGACAAAGTGGCAGCGGGATACAAAGGATTTCTTACCAGCGTATCCAACTATGCCGCCGACCCCTACAGCATGAGTGAAGCTGAACTTTTAGAGCACCTCATGCGCCGCATCAAAGACATTGTGATTGCTTACAACGATGTTGAGAACAACCCGCACGTAAAAAGACGCTCGCGCTAACACGCATTGCCTGTTGGCGTTAAGCACCATCCGAGGCTGACGCAAGTCACCCCTGCCTGAGATGGAGATATTCTCATGGCACGATACAAAGCCGCAACGGGTGTCCGTTCTAATTCATTCAAAAACATCGCCGTCAACGCAGGCGCACTTTACTACAACATCGACATGGCACCGCTACAAGATGGCGCGGCCACTGACCCTGTAGGGTCGTCAATCGCAACTGCCAAACTTGCTGGGATGACTCGAGGTGAAAACGGCTTCACGATTGAACGTGAAATCCGTCAGCCTGAATTTAACGGCTCGAGGGGCATGTACAAAGACTTGCAGTATCTCGAGACAGTCAGTCCGATGTTGAGTGTGGGTTTGCTCGAGCAAGACCGCACAAACTTGCAATACAGCGTGCCGGGGGCAAGGGCGATTCCTCGTTCTAACGGCGTGACCGAAATCAAGTTCTTCAAAGACATTGTCGGCGAAGATTATCTCACCAACGTTGCCCTATTCGCCACTCACGGTACACGCAACGTACCAATGATTATCGTCTTAGCAGAGGTTCTCAACAGCGCCAACTTTGCCTTGTCGTTTGCTGACCAAGGTGAGCCTGTCAACCAGTGTGAGTTCCGTGCTCACTACGACCTCACTAATGATGAGCTTGTGCCTGCTTACTTGTTCATGGCCAACGAAGCCGCATTCATTGTGGATGTGCCTGCTACTGCCACTGCCGCTGCAGGTGCGTCGACCACCGTTGACGCGACGTTTGTGTGGGTAGATGGTTATTCGTCTGACGTGACGGTAACTGTTGAAGATGATCCTCGTAGTGCGTCTACGAATGTAAATGCTGGTATCACCTTGCAGACTGACCCTGTGACCGTTACAGGCGGCACAGCATCTGAAACGTTAACCTTGGCAGTTGCTGCAGGTGTTACTGCAGGTGAATACACCGTGCCACTTAAGTTTAGCGCTGATGACATCGTTTTCTACGAGAAAATCACTTTCACTGTAACGGCTGCTTAAGTCTAGTTTTGAAGGGTGTCTCGAGGTTTGCTCGAGGCGCTCTTTTCTTTGGGAAGGAGTTGAGCAACATAAATGAAGATGATTCAAACACTCGAGCTATAGACCCAACCTCGATATACCAAGGTGCAGGACGTCTCTTTTTCACTGATAAGTCAGGCAAAACCGAATACGTAGGCAGACTCACTGGAGATTTTTCATTTATAGGTGTTGAAGTTGACCCCGAACGCAAAAGGACTGTTGAGGTCGGCACTCAACAAAGTGGTGCTAATGAAGGGCCAACATGAAGCGAAAAGACCCTAGTAAGCCAGCATCAGCGTCGTCAAAGAAGCTACCAAACGCCTTGTCACCCATCAAGCGTGATGGAAAAGGGGAGTTTGTTATTGACCTAAAAAGGGTTGTAGCGCTACAGGAAAACGCAAGTAGTTTTTCTGTAGCATCGACGGCTGGCACACTTCATTTTGAAGGGCAACTCGAGGAGGTTGCCATGACATGACCCGTGTTGAACGGTTAACTCGAGCACTAGCCGAAATCAAAAACCTACCCGATAGTTACTTTGAAGCGTTGCTCGAGTCGCAAAACCTATCAACAACACGCACCTTTGGAGGTGTCATTATCGCCGAACGAACCACCGTCATCAACGAAGGCGACAGTTACAACGTCGCCCTTGATCTATCTCGCATTGAGTTGATGGTCTACAACGCCAAAAGGCACATGCTCTCAGGGCAGTTTGTCAACGGTGACCACTTTGAAATCACCTTTGACGCCCCTTTACCCGCCGAAACCACCACCGCAATCTTTCAACGCTGGCAAAGCGTACACGAAAACATTTAGGAGAATACTTATGACCGACACTGCCCCCGAACCCACTACCGGCACTGTCTTTAATTTGCTAAAAGAAGACAGGACGTTTGAACTGCGTGACCGCAAGTATCACATCAAGACGCCCCTTGGCTTAGGGGACGCACTTAACATCATGGACTTTGTGCGTAGCGCAGGCGATGAGCTTACCGATCCTGTCGATATTTTGATGCGTGGTTGGATGGTGCGTCCTGACAAATCTGCTGCTGCCATCGCCACCATGATTTATGACACCAATGCCAACGTTGCCATTGAAGCCAAAGCCCTCGCTGACGTCAATCAGTTCCCAGTTGAAGCGATGAATGCGTTAACTGAAGATATTGCCAACCTCGAAGATGTTGTTGGTGTTATCACGTTCATTCAAGACATACGTGCTCAACTGGCCGACAGCCCTCCGCAAGACATGAGCGAAGGCTTGTTACCGCTGATGGAAAGTGCGCCACGTACCGTCAAAATTGGCGAGAAGACCTACAAACTGGCACCGTTTAACTGGGTCATGCAAAACAATGCCAACGCAGTTATGGCTGCCGGACGGGACTTTGCACAATCCGCACGCCTCAAAAGTGTCAATCCTGTGATGCTATTCCTAGACGGCATGACGCGCAGCCCGGTGTATTTCACGCTGTTTATGGCCTCATGTTTAGTTGACGAAACAACAGGCAAAAACATCGACGCGCAGGATTTAACTAGCCATGAAAAAGCGCCCGCGTTGGATGTGCTAGATGCCCTCAAAATTCAACTGCATTCAGCGAGTATGCAAACTTTTTTCATCACACAGTCTTGGAATCCCCAAGACACCGCTCCGAAACGGACGCGCCGCAGCGAGAGAAGCTTGAACTAAGGCTCGAGCGCTTCCAACTGCGTACAGGTATGGGCGATCTCGAGCTACTCCATATGCCCTATGCGCGATTGATGCAGCGTTTGCGGCTTAACGAAGAACTGCGAGCCAAGGAATTAGAAGAAGCCCGCATTAGCCAAAGTCTTGCTATGTTCGAACTCTACGCAGGCATGCAGGGCGGGCTTACCTACAAAAACTATGAAGCTGCCATCCGGCATGTACCCAGTGATGAATCACCCAAGCGTGACCCTGAAAAGTCATTACTGACGCCCTTAGAGTGGCTTCAATACCATGGGCATATTCCACGTCCCGTTAGGACGCTCGAGGAGGATTATGCCGATGCTGAACGCAATTTCAGGATGGTGCGCAAAGCGTTTGCTAAATTTGGCAGTCGTTCTGTTGATGTTGATGATGTCGCCAGCTAGTGCCTCTGAATGGTTTTGCTCGAGGTTAGCGGCAAAAGTTCAGGCCGAAACGGTTGCGCCTATTGTGGTCATTGCTAGTGGCTACGGCTTGGATTATCAAGAAGCTAGGGCGGTGCTCGAGCCACGCTACATCACTCCTAAACAAGACGCGTTAAGCAACTTCGTGACACCCATCTACCTCGCTGAGCACTTTACCCATCCACATCATCGGTTGGTGAGTGTGTGGTGGCATCTGCCAAGCCAACGATGGTGTGCGTTTCTTACAATGAGTGATGTGATTTAAGACGGCTGCCCGATGTGGGTATGCCGTCTTTTTTTGTTGGAGGGATTTGATGGCAGCACAAAAAAAGTTTGTGAGTTTTGAAGATTATTTTGCGGACGCAGATGAGTTGGCTTTGGGCGGTGCAGAGGTTAAAGACTACACTTTTGTTGATAGTAGTTTGCCAGCCGATGGAATAGCTGGTTTTGCCGTGCGTTCTTGCTTAAATGGCACACACCCCAATGTGAATTTAATGGCGTATTTAGGGGCATTTAATCCACGTATTCTCAATAACCCGTATATCGGCTTGTATTTGACACTCGAGCAAGCCTACAAGTTAGTAGAGGTGTTGCAAGCTGAGATTGCTAAGGCTGAAATGCTGGCGCAAGATGAGTAAATGGCTCGAGATAGCGTTATCAGCGGCGTTTGCGGCTACCATCGGCAACGCCTTACCTGAGAGCGTGTGGTTACTATTGGGTGGTGTCGGTATCGTGGTTTTAAGTGCCGTTGGCGGTGCATTGCTTGCAAGGGGGTTGGTTTGGGCGGTCATGGAGTGAGTTGGCACGAGGAAACAAACACAATCATGCGCCTACACGACGGACACTATCTCGCAGTTACAAAACGTCATGATGGTAATTGGATGGCTTTTTCGACACTCTATGGCATCTTGTTGTTTGGGCGTCTTACCGAACGGGCAGCCAAGCGTGACATCATTGCCGCCGTGCAAAACAAGATCAGAGTTGAACAAAATAAGCTTGATGCATATTTGAGTTGTTTGGAAGAAGAAAAGCCATGAGCAAACATGGCCTGATGCGACGTGTGGGTGAGATGTTGCCGCAAGCGGCGCAGAAAATTATTGACGGTACAAATACCTTTGAGTACTGGGAGGCGCGTACTGTATGGCTCACACCCTACATTCGCAAATACAGTAACCTACTTGTTTCCCCTTCAAATCTGTTGAGTGACAACGAGAACGCAGTGATAAATTGGTTCATTGAGCGCATCGCTGAGGTAATCGTTGTTATCAATATCGAAAACGAGCGTTTGGGCGAGTTTCAAGTTGCGCTACTCGAATTGATTGAACTTAGCTTGATTGGAATCAACTACATAAGAGACAAAGTGCCTACAGGTATTTTAGGGGAGAAGGAATCTCTCGAGTGAAGACCATCCCTTATGAAAGCCTAACTGAACGCGCCAATGAAGTTGCTAAAGAACTCGAGTTGACCCGTGCCAAGCAGCAAGCATGGCGTGATAGCCGCATGACCCTTACCCGGTGGCTCAAGCAACGACAAGCGCGTCTCAAAGAGCTGGAAGCTCAAGATGAAAAGAGTGAATACGATGATTGGAGTAGTGCTGACTGGGATTTGCACAGTCATAGATACTCGCTTGATGCCAATGACTGGCAAATTCTCGAGCACATAGACGATGGTGAACTCTATTTGTGTTGCGCAGTATGCCTCGAGGTAGATTATCAGCTATCCTACTATTCGCGGCTCTGTAAACTCACCATTGTGTCCACCCCTGCTTTTGAACGAGTCGTGTTGAAGGATGAATCCATTCGCAACGTCGCGTATGAACTTGAACGGCTCAGCTTAAAGATTCGAGCGGCGTTGCTCGAGGATTATTGACCACTCGACCTATCTCACACCCTTACAGCATCCAACTAGGGCGCTTTTCTATGGTGCTTTTATGGAATGGTTATCATTTTGGCTCGGCTTCAGCGTTGGTGGTTTGGTCGTGTTTTTGCTTCTTGCAATTCTGTGTCTGTATCTGATTAGCGGTTGATGGCGATAAATACTCCACAACCTACCCATACTGACTACGAACTGTGCGGCTGGCATATCACGATTGTCAACCGCTACCCCGAAAGTGGCGACTATAACCCTGCGATTGTTCCAACGTATACCGTTACAGTCTGCAAAAAAGGTAGTGACGAGCCTGATATTTCGCGTTGCCGTGATGACTTGCCTACACATGCTCATGCACTTTGGGCAGGGCTGCGAGATATTGCCATGTTGACCCAAGGACGCGATGACGCCTTAAGTAGGTCGTTGCAGCGGATGTGCGAGAACTGGGAGCAGTCGCTTATGGCGCAAATGGTGACGTATCGTATCTCAGATTGAAGTGGCGCGAACGAATGCTGCAATTGGCTCGAGTTGACTACCCAACGGTAGTGAATCTATCGAGGTTCGCGCTAAACCAGCGTAGTAAATTAGCGATTTTTAGCCCTCACTGCGAGGGCTCTTTCTTTTGCCCTACACTGACATTGCGCCAAATTCAATTGGGTTACTTTAGGTTACTTTAGGTGGCTCGAGTGAATTGCTACTGATGCTTTCCCGCTGTGGCGCAGGCGGGATTTTCTTTTGACTATTACAGCGTCAGTCGTCACCGTATCGTTAAGATTCTTCAAAAGTCACCTCGAGCAATTCCCCAAAGGCTACATCCTCGCCCGTCACTTCGCGCAGCGCTACGAGTAGTTTGGCGATCATCTCAAAACCGACACTACGAGGTGGCTTCTTGGTAGAGACGAGCTGATAAATCGTCGAATCTGACACATCAGCCGCCCTAGCAAGTCGATACGCCGTCAACTGGTACTTGGTAAGTACATCTACCAACTTCCAACGCACAGTCACCGTTTGATTATCGCCCGTCACAGTTATTTTCACAGCCGCCATGTTAGCACATTCCTTGCATTATCCTACGCTATAACGTAGTATATAGCTATAGCAGGGGGCAAGCTGTGACGGGCAGCCCCTGCTAAATCCAAAGTGAATGAGGATTGACCATGACTGTAGCAAAAGGCCGCGCTTCACGCAATAAGCACAGCAAGTACTTTCAGCCGATGCCTGCATATCCGGTGCCAACCGTCCCTGAAAGTTGGGGCAAACTGACAATTACTGGCCGCGTGGTTGAGACTGGCAATATGGTTGAAGATTGGTTTGGTCGTCAAGTTCCCGAAACTCGCACTGTCTACACGATTTTTGCAGACGACGTAACGCTTACCGAAGATGTCGATTACGACACCGCTTACGTGTTCATCCAAAAGGCTACCGCTGGTTATCGCGCCGATGAACGTCGCACACCACTTAGCATGCTCAAAAGCGTGTGTAGTGGTGCGGTAAGTGGTGAATTCAATACTGTCACTATCAGCAAGGCTAGTGAGGTATATCAGCGTAATGTGGGCGGTTCGCTTTCGTTTGGGTACTACATGGCGGAGGTAGCGTGATGTACGAAGTTGACGTCAAAAATCCTGAATTCCCCAACGACTACGACAACTGGGGAGCATTGGAAGATGCTCTCCCCACACCTGAGTATTTCGAAAACGCAGATGCGGTGATAGCGTTTTTCGATTCCCTCGAGGATTGCTCGCCCGAGCAGTTTCATGTGTGCTGGCTTGACGTGGCTGCTGTTACGGAAAGTGGGCTATTGGAAGCAGGGCAAAACATCAATGGTCGCGACTGGTTACTTGCAAATGCGGGTGAATTGACAGTACGGGTTGTCTACCGTGACCCTGGGCGCGGACGCGAACTGTACTTCACGGTTGTAGCTATCACCATCAGCGACCGCTGCCCGGTGTGTGGCCGCAAACGCGGTGAGCCTGTGCTGCGTAGGTACTGCGATGATGGCGAATGGTACAGCGTTCACAACTGGACAAACCCATGCGGACACATTGACATGTACCCCGATGTGATTCGGGAATATAAAGCTCGAGGCAAAAACAATGAAACGTATTAACGACCCCGCACTTACCAATCTCCGTGCTAGCGAAATTCCTGATTTTGACTATGAAAGCTACCCTACCGTCGGCGATGTTGCCAATTTGACTGAACTCAATCACAAAACCCCTTCACGCATTGATGAACAAGGCAAACCTCTCCCCGAAGAGTGGGACGGCTACTACCTGCGTGTGATGCCTCACTCGAGCCGTGCTGATGTAGTCATCGTTACCGATGAAGAGTACGAAGACGAACTCTTTGAGTTACCTGCGGAGATGCCCAGCTGGGTGCTCGAGTGGATTGCCTACGTTTACAAAGAGACGCGTAGAGATACTGAGCGTTGG